TAACAAAAGATTTTAAACAGATCACCGCACCAGTCACGAACGACATAAAAGCCAAATTGCCTAAATCCGCACCGCTATCAGGCATGGCGCGCAAATGGACAACAGCGTCAGGTTTTCAAATGTTTCCGTACAGCGACAAACAAAACAAAGTTGCGTCAGGTGTATCAGGCAAAAAGGTCAGGGAATTTCGTGGCGCGTCAACAAACCTGGCGACATTCTTTGTGCGTTACACAGGCCCTAGTGCGGCGCTGTTGGACATGTCAGGAAAAGGCAAAGTGCCAACACGACAAGGCGGTCAAATGGTGCAAAGTTTAAGCGCGAAATATGGCACCGCATCACGGTTTGTTTGGCCAGCATGGGAACGAAACAAAAACCAAGTTGAAGGCGAAGTCGAAACATTAATTGATCGACTGATGGAACGCGTGCGAAAGGAATTGAACTAATGGCTGTATCTATACCCATTGTCACCGAATTTGATGGCAAAGGAATATCGAAGGCAATGGCCGAATTCAAACAATTAGAAGGCGCTGGCGCTAAATCTGCGTTCGCGTTAAAAAAAGCGATGTTGCCAGCAATCGGTGTTTTAGGTGGTTTGGCAACAGGTTTAGGTTTGGCAACCAAATCGGCTGCTGAGGATCAAAAAGCGCAAGAACTATTAGCGCAACAGTTACGAACCAGCGCTGGCGCTACTGAGGAAGCCATCGCAGCCAATGAAGATTTTATTTCGGGCATGTCACGCGCGTTCGCGGTTGCTGATGACCAATTGAGGCCAGCGATGTCAAATCTAGTTAGGTCGACTGGATCGGTTGAGGCTGCACAAGATTTGATGAACACAGCGTTAGACATCAGCGCTGCAACAGGCAAAGACTTGGAAACGGTCACACTGGCATTAGGCAAAGCGTACAACGGGTCAACCGCTGCGCTAACCAAATTAGACCCATCGTTGAAAGGCGTGATTGATTCTGAATCAAGCATGCAAGAAATTACTGAGGCGTTGGCGACATCGTTTGGCGGTGCAGCAACAACAGCGGCGATGTCATTCGAAGGCCGTATGGCTGGAATGAAAATAGCGATGGACGAAACAAAAGAATCAATTGGAATGGCGTTGTTGCCCGTGTTGCAAAAACTGTTGGAATTGTTAGAACCAATGGCGGAATGGGCACAAGAAAACACAACAACATTTTTGATTATCGCTGGCGTAATCGGCGGTTTTGCGGCCGCCATCGTGGTCGCCAATGTTGCCATTAAAGCCTGGACTATCGCCACACAGATCGCCACAGGCGCGCAGGCCGCGTTCAATTTTGTCATGTCAGCCAATCCAATTGCGCTAGTCATTTTAGGCATAGTTGCGTTTGTTGCGGCTTTGGTTGTGCTGTACAAAAAATTTGATGTCGTGCGCGAAACAGTTGACGCGGTGTTTAGTTTTATTAAAGATGGCGTGACGGCCAGTTTAGATTTTTTAAAGGATTACATTTCAGGTGTTTTAAACATTTATCGATCAATTTTTAACGCGATTGCCAAACTGTGGAACAGCACCATTGGCAAATTGGCGTTCAAATTTCCTGATTGGGTACCAGGTTTTGGTGGCAAAGGTTTTGAAGTGCCAAAAATACCGATGTTGGCCGAAGGCGGAATAGTTACATCGCCAACGCTGGCGCTGATTGGTGAAAAAGGGCCTGAAGCGGTAGTGCCTTTGGGTCGTGGTGGCGGCATGGGAAATGTGACAGTTAATGTGACTGGCGGTTTATCGACTAGCGCCGAGATCGGCCAAGCGGTAGTCAATGCCATTCGCGCATACAACAGGTCAGCAGGGCCAGCACAAATTCAGGTCGCATAATGGCAGGCACTGCAATTGTTGGCGCTGGTAACTACAGCCTAGAAATTGACACAGGATTCATTCAAGACGCGTTCACACTTGATGACGCGGTGCAAGGCGTACTAGACAACACAACCTATGTTTTGGACGGCACAACCAATTTTGCTGATGTAACAACAGGCATCAATTCAATTAGCGTGAAACGCGGCAGACGCGATCAAGGCGACCAATTCAGCGCAGGAACAATGGTGCTGAACATGCTGGACACGACTGGAATTTTTAATCCGTTTGATTCGCTTAGTCCATATTTTGATCCGTCAACAGCGCAACCAGGTTTAGCACCAATGCGCAAAGTTCGACTAGCACGCTATTCAGCAACAAATGTCAAAGAATATTTATTTAACGGCTACATTGTGAATTTTGATTACAATTTCGCGCTTGGCGGTCTTGACACAGTGACTGTTTATTGTGCAGACGATTTCTATTTGTTGGCCCAAACTTACATGGACCAATTTAATGTGTCAGAGGAATTGTCAAATGTTCGACTGTCAGCAGTTTTGGATTTGCCTGAAGTTGATTTTCCGATAGCGCAACGCGACATTGACACAGGCACACAAACACTCGGCGGCGCGTCAGCATTCACAGTTCCAGCAGGCACAAATGTTCTTGAATATTGCACACGAATCAACACTGCTGAACAAGGCAGATTATTCATGTCCCGTGACGGCAACCTAACATTTCAACCACGAATCGGCAACACACTTAGCGCATCAGTCGCAGATTTTCACGATGACGGCACAAACATACCGTTTGATTCGTTAGGCGTATCATTTGAAGCGGATCAAGTCATCAATCGGGCAGCGGTCGCCATCGCTGGCGGAAACCAACAAATTGCAGACGACGCAGCCAGCCAAGCAAAATATTTTATACAAACAACCAGCATCACAGATTCGCTGTTACACAACGACACAGCAGCGCTGGCGCTGGCCAACTATTTGCTATCGCCTGAACCTGAGGCACGCTACACAGCCGTCGGAACCAACTTAAACAAACTGACCACAGCGCAGCGCGACACAATCGCCACAGTCGACATAGGCGACACAATTAGCATTGAAAAATCGTTTGCTAGCGGATCAGGCACAACACAATTAGCGCAGGAACTAAGCGTCGAAGGCATAGAACACACGATTACGGTTGACAACGGCCATTCGGTCATGTACTTCACGGCACCAACAACCATCGTTTATGAACTGATTTTGGACGATCCGATCTATGGCATCATTGATGCGCTTAATGTTTTAGGATAATGTAAAGGACACCTATGGCAATACAAGATTTTACAGCAGGCCAAGTTTTAACGGCCGCACAAATGGATTCGCTACAAGCGAATGATTACAACTGGACAGTTTCGACTAAGACCGCTAACTACACGCTAGTTGCAGCCGATAAAGGCACGCGCGTTGTTATGAACGCGGCAGGCGCAACAACGATCACGGTTAACACAAGTTTGTTTAGTGCAGGTGACACTTTGTTTATTCAAAACATTGGTGCAGGCACTTGCACAATTACGGCAGGCACGGCAACAGTAACGACCGCAGGGTCTTTAGCGTTAGGCACATGGGCAGGTGGCACTTTGTATTTTACTAGTGCTAGTGCTGCTATTTTTTTTAGCGGTGGTGGCGCTACTTACGGGACAGCAACAGGCGGTTCATCGTCGAGCATTACGGTTGGCGGCGTTGCATACACTCTTTTAACTTTTACGAGCGACAGCAACCTTGTTGTTTCTAAAGATGGTTTATTTGATGTCCTTTTGGTGGGTGGCGGCGGTGGCGGCGGTGGTTCTTACACAGGTGCTGTTGCTGGTGGCGGTGGCGGTGGCGGTGGTGTGTTAGGTATTAACAGCACAACCACAATTTATTTGACTGCTGCAACTTACACACTTGATGTCGGTGCTGGTGGTGCTGGAACAACTGCGACAGCAAATGGTGGTATCGGTCTGAAATCATCTATCGGTTCAGTAATAAGTGTCGCTGGTGGCGGTGGTGGCGGTTGTTATGACGGTCAATTAAATATGTATCCAACAGGTGCATGTGGTGGCGGCGTGATTGACGCTGCTTTGTCTGGTACAGGTTCGGTTTCTTGCGATAGCAATGTCGGAAACAATGGCGGCGGCACAAACAATAGTGGTGCGGCTGGTGGTGGTGGTGGTGCTGGTGGTGCTGGCGGAAACAATTCGGGAACGACTGGTGGCACAGGCGGAAATGGCAAAGATATAAGCGGTTTTATTACTGGTGCAACATATTACGCTGGTGCTGGCGCTGGCGGTGGTGGCGCAACAGGTGGCGCAGCAGGTAATGGTGGCGTTGCTGGAAAATCAAGTGGCGCAGGCAACAACGGTGTCAACTATGGTGCAGCAGGTGGCGGAACAATTAGCGCATCACAATCAGGTAACGGCGCCGCAGGCGTTGTGTATGTCAGGTTTAAAGTATGAGCCGACCATTTTTCGCACAATTAAACGCAAACAATGTTGTGATTGATGTGCATTGTGTAACACAAGAATTTCTTGAAGCAAATCCAGACCGTTACTCTGGTGTTTGGGTTGAAACATTTTTTGACACAGATGGCAAAACTTACGCAGGTATTGGTTTTACATACGATTACGACACACAAAATTTTGTTGCGCCGCCGCCAACAATCAAGCCTGACGACGAGCAATAATGCGATGCGATACAGGTTGTTTGCGTTAGTTCTGATGTTTACCGCTTGCGAAACGACACGCGACAACAACGACAAACCAAGCGTGCGCGCGCTTATTTGCAATGTGCCTGATCGATGCGGAATAACACCATGAACCGATACCGATATACACCAAACGAATTACATGCACGCATGGTTGTAACTGTGGGCGTGTTATTAGCAATCGTGTTTAGTTTGATCGTGCTAGGAATGATTTGGGGCCTGCTGTTTGTATCGCAACCGCTGGAACAATCACCAAACGACGCAGCGTTTATAGATTTGATGTCGACAATTGTTGTGTTTTTAACTGGCACATTGTCGGGCCTTGTTGCTTCAAACGGCATAAAAAACAAAACAATTTCAACAGATGACTAAACCGTACATTGTCACAAAACAGCCAGTCGTGACATCGGCGTTGGCTGGCATGAACAAATGGGTCGAATTGTGTTGCAAACATTCTGACGGATCGTTATGGAACAACGGCACATTTGTCAATCGTGATGTGCGCGGCAAGCCAGGAATTATTAGCAATCATGCACGCGGTCTCGCAACAGATTTGTCTTACAGATGGCAGGCACAACACAATCGCGGACGGCAAGACGGCCGCAAAATATCGTTGTCATACATAAACAAATTGCTAGAAAACGCTGACACGCTAGGCATTCAACTTGTGATCGACTACGCGTTGACGCGCAGTTGGAAATGTGACCGTGGCACATGGCAAGCAGGCAAATTTGAGACTGGCGACTGGTGGCATGTAGAAATAGAACCGCGTTTAGCGCACGATCCTGAGGCCGTAAAACAGGCATTCAGCGCGGTTTTTGGCCCATCACCGAAAGCGGCACCGCAATCTGTCTAGGCTGGTTGACCTACCGAGAAAGTAGGTCTACATGACACTTATTACCAAAACAGCCATATCGCTATTCATTAGCATCACATCGTTATTTGTGTTGCATAAACCGCCAGCGCCAACTGCACAAGAAATGCAACCAGCGCCGATCACGGTTTGGCAAGGTTTAGAACAGCCTGCGCCATTACCTACCACAACCGTCCAAACAACGCCTATAACGCAACCTGACGCGTGTGGCGCGGTTTTTAACATGGCCAAACATGTCGGATTCCCTAAACATGAACTGGCCACAGTTGTCGCTGTTGCCTACCGTGAATCACGATGCCAACCTGACGCGTTTAACGCAACCGACCCGAATGGCGGATCAAACGGTGTTATGCAAATCAATCAATTTTGGTGCAAACCATCGCGCTACTGGCCAAACGGATATTTGCAGGCACACGGCCTAATCAAAACATGCGACGATTTGTTCAATTTGGAACACAACATGCGTTCAGCGTTGGCTATTTATCGATACAGCGAAGGCTGGCGCGCATGGTCACTTTAAAACACCTGTTTCTAGCAACGCTACTAACTGCGTACACCTACCTGATAATGTCAGTCACCAACAAACGAAAGGCAAGAGATGACCGAGAACATCGACCCAAGAACTGACCCACAGTTCAAAGCATTAATGCAAGTGATGCAAGATATCACAAGTCAAAAAGTGCCGTTAGTGCAACCGCACGAATTGGCGGCACGCAGCACATTAAGAAAATTGCAATGGATCATTGACGATTCAAACGCGCTAGACAATTCAGATTTAATTGATACATGCAACCAAGCGCGCATTGAAATCAAATACTTGTGCAGCATCATCACCGATCTGCGCGAAGCATTGGTCGCGCGTGATCGTGACATTCGATCTTTGCAGGAACGCAACAATTATCAATCAGCAGAAATTCAGCGTTTAGAAAACCAGGTGCATCGTGCCAATTAGCAAATATCTAATTGAATTAACCGATGACGAAATGGTTGCATGTCGGGCCTGTGCTAAATCGCGCGATGAAAGCGCCATCAAATATCAGCAGCGCACCGATCTGACGGCATCACCTGAAACACCATTCAAAACTTTGGTTGGTGTCATGTCCGAATTGGCTGTACATAAACATTTTGGTGTTCCAT